GACCTTATACCCCAAAGATTCCATCAGGTCGAATGTCTGCTGATCCGAGTAGCCGTAACGCTCGCCGAGACCCTTCAACTCCAGAACGACTACGGGCGAGCAAGCATGGATGGTCTTGGTCGCGCCCAGTAGAGCCGAATGTTCAGAGCCTTCGATGTCGAGCCACAGCAGGTCAAGATCCTGCACGCCAAGTCCGTCGATGGTTACGGTCGGGATGTCGCCATCCAACTTGACCTGATGCGCGCCGATGTTGTTCGGCTTGATGCGATCCACACCCACCGTGCCATAGAAGTCGGTCAGCGCGGCATTGCGGTAGATCACGTTCTCGATGTGGCTGACATTCATCCCGAGCGCGGTGAAGTTGTCGGGGTCCAACTCGAAGGTGTGGACGGTCGTGAACATCGTGGCCAGCACGGTCGGGAACAGGCCGATGTTGCCGCCAGCCTGTATGCATGTGCGACGCTGCTTGCAGTGCCTGATGACGCGCGGGATCGCCATGGCTTCCTGCACGACGGCTCCGTAGCACCGCTTGTCTTCAGCCGGAATGTGCCATCCGTCGATCATCGTAATCATAGGGAACCTCGTCCTGCTGCCACGGTCGCGGGTGGCCATGAAAGAAGATCACGCGCGCATTGTCGGGCACGCCCTTGCCACGCACGTCTACCTTGTACGAGACGAACTGACCCGGCAACTCGTCTTGGATGTACGTAGTTGTACGTAGTACCTGCTCGATGAACGCCTGATCGCCGCCGTTCATCTTCATGTACCGCTTCGCGTCTACCGAGAAGACCGTGTAGAGCGGGCGGATATTCTCCGACCACATCATTACACTGGACTGCATGGCATAGGGATCATGCTTGCCGCGATACGCATCACGCAGGATTGCAAACGGTTTGCTGCTGGCCAGAGCCGCCGCATCGCGCAGAGAGCCGCAGATCACCGTGTCCAAGTCGAAGTAGATGCACGGGCCTTGCAGCTTAAACATCTCCATCTTGGACCACCAGCCGGGCCAGCCCTCGGTCAGCGGGATCACGTCAGGGCGCTTCAGATCCGACAGGCACACGAACTCATGCTCGATACCCGCGTGATTGGCGCACATCTGCCGGATGGCCTCTACGTGTTTATACGTATACTCACCGCCTCCTTTGAGGACGGTCACGATCCTAATCACTTGGGCGCTCCGAACGTTTCCCGCGTCCAGCCAGACATCGACGTGATGCCGACAAAGCGGCCTTCATCTTTGCGAATGAGTACTTGGCGATGCCATGTATTAAAATTACCGTCATGCGCCCATTCCGTTTGACTGTTTTGCATCGGCTTGGTCGGGTAACCATTCACGTAGATCTTGCTCTCCGGTGTCAGCGGAATCCCGCACATGATGACTTCGTCGTAGCCTAGGAGCCACTTCGCCCACAGAGCCGAGCCAACGCCCGACGAGCCGCAGATCCAATGCGCCGGCCAGAAGTAGTCGATGTCTGGGTACTGGGTATTGCCGTGAACGTATATTTTGCGGCGGGCATCGCGCTTGAACTGACCAGCCAGTGTATGATGATGAGTCCAGACATGCTCGATCTCCGGCACCAAGGCTGCGGTGTTGTTGCACCCATAGATGTCGGCATCAGGACGAAGCAGCCGCGCTTCGGCAAGGTCGTCAAATAGAGAAGGGGCCGCGCCGCAGACGATGGCGCAACCCCTGTGTTGGATCTCGTAGATGGCGTTGGCCATCAGAGATTAGTCGGAGTCGGTGACCGTGAACGCCGTGACGTTGGTCACGTCCACCGTACCGGACGCCTTGTCCTTTACGATGTGGACGCCCGCCGTGGAGAGCGCACCGCTCGAGGTCACGCAAACGTAGATTACGTCGCCGATCTCGAGGTGGTTGTACACGCCACCGTAGGACGAGCCGAAGTAGCCGGCAGCGTCCACCGCAGTGTGAGCGTCCGTCGTGGTGTAGGTCCACCACATCGGAGCCTTGCCACGGCGGGACTGACCACCAAGCGGACCGAAGTTAGAGATATCGAACGCCATGATGGTCTCTCCTTACGCTTCGTAGGTTTCGACCTTCACGATGCCTTCGGCGTCGATGGCGACCGCACCAGCCGAGAACATCGAGGCCACGAGGAACGACGTCTTTTCGGGGACGTAGTTGATCTCGGTCTTCGAGTTCATGCCGATGCCCATACCGACGGCATCACGATGGAAGAACCAGTTCTGACGGATGTTCGACGAGCCGAAGCCGAGACCACCCTCGTCCCGGTCGCCGATGGTGACGAACTGGAAGCCGAGGAAGGTGTTGATCTCGCCAGCGACGAGGGCGCGAACGGTGTTGAAGTCCGCCGACGTGGCAGCCGTCTCACCGAGCAGACCTTCGAGCGAACGAGCATGGATGAGGGCCACACGGCCGTCCATCGGAACGTTGTTCGCGTCGAGGAGACGCTTGGCGCGACGCAGCTTGGTCACGTTCAGCGAGGCATTCGTACCGCCGAGGTCTTCGTCAACGGTCAGCGTGGTGCCCGACGCTTCGAGAGCGGCGATCACAAGCTGGTCCATGCGACGACCAATGGCACCGGACACGACCTGAACCAGCTCGCGACGGTCATCGAAGTTGACCTTCTGCTGGTTGAAGATGTCCGAGTACTCAGCCGCGATGAAGTCGGACATCGTCGCAGTGACCTGCGAGTAGCTGACGTTCAGCGGGGTGACATCGGCCTGAGGAATGCGCTGCGTGGCAACGCCCTTGCCGATCTTCGGGAACTTGACGGTGGAGCCTTCGACGCCCGAACGTTCGCGGATGAGGCCGGCAAGGGCACGCTGGCCCTGATAAGCCTGCTTAACTTCCGCGTCGAACAGGGTAACAAAGGCGCTCGAAATCTGAAGCGACATTGTTGATCTCCTGATGGAGTTGCGACTTGGGTTCGGCGCGACAGTTCTCCCGCGAAGGGGCTGTCTACTTGGACTTAAGGCGTCCCGTCCATAACGTCCGGTCCCGAGGGGTTGTCGAACGGCGAGAATATATACCCCGCCGCCCGACTAAGTCAAACATCAGCGCATCGGGCTGCTGTCGAATGCTTTCGCAAACATGTTCTCTACTTCTCGGGTGAAGCGCATGTCCTTGCCGTAGCGCGGATCGCCCACCATCGCATAGAGATCTTCCTTGGAAGGCTGGCCCTGACCCGCGACGACACTGGCATCGACGGGAATCGCCATTTCTCCAGAGGCTTGGCGCAGCTTGTTGAGAGCAGACACGAAGTTGGCAGAAGTCGAAGCCTTCACGATGGCGTCAGTTTCGGCCTGTGTCAGGACCGTGCGCGACATCTTGGTCAGCCACTGGTTGTTGGCTTTCAGGATGTCGTTGGCCTTCGGACCCAGCTTCTTCAGTTCTGCATCGCGGTTGACCGCAACGTTCTCGAACGCAGCGCCGACCTCTTCCATGTATAGCTTGGCAAGCTCGTCGAACGCTTCCTGCGAAACGCCGAGATCCTTGGCCTTGCCCACGTACTTCTGGAGCAGGTCGTCATCGTCACCGACGCCAGCCGACTTGAACACCGACATGTCGTACTTGCCGTCAGCCGGGGCTTTATGCTTGCCCTGAGACATCTTCGTGCGGAGTTCCTGATAGGACTTCGCAAGCTTCTCAACGTCAGGGCCTTCGTCGTCCGACCAGAACTGCTCCGGCCAATAGTCAGGCCGAACCCATTCCTCTTTCTCGGACTCTTCCGGTTTCTGTTCGGTCTCCTGACCGACAAGATGGGGGACTGCTACTTCTTCAGGATTGGCTTCGGCTTCCGGCTCGATTGCCAACAGGCCCCGGTTGTCCTGAGAATCTGCGGCAGGAGCCTCAGACCCTTGGGCCGGAGTTGTCTGTTCATCCGTCATTACGTCCTCGCGCGTTTGATCCGCTCTTCGATCATCCGCACAATCGAGTTCTGACCTTCCCGAGCAAACCCGTGCGAAGCGTCCTCGCCGGGGAACCAAGACGGCTGCTCGATGGTGCGGCTGCGGAGATCGGCCAGAACCTTCTGGCCCTCCGGCGACGTGAACAAGTGAGCGTACAACTTGTCCATGTCGGCTTGGCTATCCACGAGTCCGAACATCGGAGCCGTGAAATCTCGAATCACATCCCAGTCGCTCACTGCATTGTCCCCGTCATCGGAACGCCGCCCTCTTCAGGCGGGGCCATCGCCGCCTGTGCGGCCTGAGCCATCTGTTGCATCAGCATCTGCCGCTCTTCCGGCGTGGTCAGCAGACCAGCAGGAACGCCCAGACGTTGCGCGATGAAGTCGATGATGTTGTCCTTCTTCAGCGCGATCTGCGCTTCCGGTCCCATCATGCCGACGACCTGCATGAACTGAAGCACGTCGTTCACTTCATCCATGTTCTGAGCCTGAGCCAGCGGGCTGACGGGCACGACCTTGACCTGCTGGCCGTCCACCTTCAGCGGCATGGTGATGAGACCCTGCTCGTCCATGATGAACAGGATGCGGCGGATGATCGGGATCATCGCTTCCGTAATCAGGCGACCGAAGGCGCTGCCGAGATTCTGCGACAGTTCCTTCATGCGCTGCACGATCTCGGTAGCCGAGCGAGCAGACATGTTGTCGGGGGGGAGCGTGTCGTCCAGCAGAACCTTTTTTACGTTCATACGCAGATCTTGGATCACGATCTGGCTGACGTTGAAGTCTGCCGACTTGGGCAGCGGCATCAGACTGGGTCCGGTCGGGCCACCGTTACGGGCAACCGGGATGATCGCACCCGGCTGGATGCGGACCGTCTGGGGGTTCAGCACGCCGTCATCGGCAGCGGTGTACACACCAGCAATGGCGAGGCTGGCATTCTTCAGCAGAAGTTCCAGCGTCTTGTTAAGCGTCTTGATGTCGGGCATGGCCGAGATCAGCGGACCGCGACCATAGACCTCGCCCGCCACCTTCATGTAGCGCGCCACGATCCACGGGCTGACGGTCATCGTGCGGTAGACAAGTTCAGCCCGCGTCTTCTCGTGGATGACGTGGTAGCAGTACTTGCCCATGTCCTTGTTGTAGACAGTGGCTTCCAGAAGCTCCACGTCGTCGGTCGGCTTGCGCTTGATCTGCGCGGCCAGATCCGGCGGGATCTTCGCATCGGTCCATTGACGGTCGATGACTTCGCCCTTCACGCGCAGCTTGCGGTAGACGTTGTCCACCGTGCCGTGCGGGCCTTCTTCCAGCGCCACGAGATACTGCGGCACGGGCGTAAAGCGGATCGGCGTCATCTCATCGCCGGGCTGGATGAGCATGACGGCGGTGCCGACAGCCAGATCCAGCAGGAACTCCGACATCGCAAGGTCGAAGTTGGTCTGCCGCATGATGTTGAACATCTGCTCGTTGTAGGCATCCAGAATGATCTGGACCTGAGCGCGACGTTCCTGCGGGATCTCATTGCCCGCTTGCAGACGGCACCACGACCGATAGGGCGGGAAGAGACCGGACTGGATACGGTTAGCGAAACGCTGGGTCGAGTCGATGGCGGTCGAGTCGAAGACTCGCTGCATCTTCTTCTGACCCGGCGTACCACCTTCGTAGTATCCATCGTACAAGTTGCGCTGCGGCAGCGCATACTCGTAGCACTCTTCATAGATCGTGCGCCATTCATCCTTGCGCGCATTGGCGAGAGACGAACGCTTGATGATCTCTTCTACCTTCATGCGCGCCATGACGTGATCCTTACTTGCTCTTCTGCTTCTGGGCCTTGCCGGCCTTCGACAGAGCGATAGCAATCGCCTGTTTCTGGGGCTTGCCAGCCTTCATCTCGCTGCGGATGTTCGCGGAGATCGTCTTGTCGGAGGAACCGGATTTGAGCGGCATCACTTCTTCCCCTTGGATTCGCTGCCGATATTGATCTCAAGCTTGACGAGAGACATCTCGGTCTCGCTCTCCATCTCAGGAGATTCCTCGTCCTGCATCTTCTTGGCCTTCATGGCGCGCATCATCTTGCGCTTGGCCATAGCCGGGAAGTCGTACTCGTCGTCCATCTCGTCCATCGGCATCTTACTTGCCCTTCTTCATAGAGGCGCGGATGTTATCGACCATGTTGGGGTAGGGGCGACCAGCCTTCTCGGCCATGCGCTTGGCAGATGCCTTCTGTTCGGGCGTAAGCTTCTTGCTCTCGCCAAGGCTGGCAGGACGCTTCTTTTCCCAGATCTCGGGCATGGTCAGTCCTTCATGTTCTTCAGACGCTCAGACAGACGCTTGGCTTTCGCCTTTGCGTCCGCAGTAGAACTTGCGCCCCATGCGCGCAATGACAACAGCTTGCGGGTCGGGCGACCCTTGTCGTCGTAGTCAGGGCCGGGGTTGCCAGCCATGCGGGCAAGGAAGCTGGCTTTGCGGCCAAGATCCTCACGACCCTTGGGCGCACCCTTGACCGGGGCCTTCAGGTTCGCGCCCTCTTTGCGCTTGAAGTACGCGCGTCCCGCCGCGTTCAAGCCGCCTTCGGGATTTTGGTACTTCTTCGCAACCATTACATTCCGGTCCCGAGCGTGGACTGGAGACCCTGCTCCGCATTCGGACGATCAGGGCTGAGAAGCGAAGCCATGCCGCCGCGGCCGACAGCGCGACGACGCGCCATAAGCTGCTGGGTCTTCTCCGTCTCCTGCTGCTGAAGACGCTCTTCCTGCTTCGCCATCACGGCCTCCTGCTTGGAGGTGTCAGGCATCTTCGGCTTCGAGAACATCGCGCCCATTATCGTATCCTCACGAAGAAAACGCAGTCGCGTCCATCCGGTGTATACTTGCGAACCGTAGCTTCTTCCTCGAAGCCGATGGCGCGCGCCCATTTACAGGCCGAGAAATTATCACGGCGCACCACAAGCTGCAATCTTACGGGCTTGACGATATCTTCGACGACCTCAACCGCGCGGCGCGCATACTTGGTGAGGCCGACAGGGTTGCTCTTCGCGGTAGGCTGATCCGCAATCAGCCAGAGTTCCCACAGGTTCGGCCATGGGTTTATAGTGCCGAACGCCAGTCCCGGCTTTCCGTCAACCAAGATGGTGCAGGAATGACCTACGTTCGCGTAATGCTGGATCACCTTCGAGTAATCCGGCACGTTCTCCATAGTAAGCTTCTGTCCTTCATCAAGTTCCATCAAGTGAAGATGGCCCCAGTGAAAGAGTACTGCGCGCGCTTTTGGCGGCAGTACTTCGTTCATCCGTTCAATAAGTTCAAAAGACATTGAAGTCCAGCGGGGCTACATGCACTTGCTTGGGGTGATGGGCAGCGTGGCCTCGTGTTAGAACACGATATTCCCCGCCACCGAGCATAAGATAGCCGTAGGCATCGCCCACGTGGGAATGCTCGTTCTTGTTAGGAGCATCGCGGAAGCGATCAGTGCCGCCACCAACGCCGATACGCTTGAAGTGGTATCCGCCGCCAAGAGACTTGCGGACACGCACGCAACTGGAATCGACCAATAGACCGGGCTTACCATCGATCAGCCTCTGCATCGGTGCCGCCCCGGCCTCACGTCGCACCATGAAGTCGTTGCTCTGTGTAGGTTGAGCATTCAACCCCAGCGACTTCAAGTGCTGAAATGCGGTGACCTCGAAGATTCCGTCGCGCGCCAGACCCGCCGGGTCGCCCCAGATGAAGATCTGCGCCTTCGGGAACCGCTGGTAGATATCACCCAGCAGCATGTGGCCGAATCGCTCCAGCCCCATGTCGAAGGCGACGATCTCGTGGATGATGTTCCAGCGCCCCGAAGGCAGCCTCTGCCCAAAGACGGCTGCCGGGGTTAGACCAAAGTCGATGCCGATATGGATCGGAAGATCCGGCCGGAAGTCGATCTTGTCCACGTTCATCTGGCTGTCGGAGTATTCCGGCCAGACGGGCTTGCCCTCTTGGACGTAGACGTACTCGCCCGCGACGTAGCACTTGATCCAGTCCAGCGCCTTGCCGCCAAGCTGCTGGTCGTAGTAGCCCATCGGCAGATTGTTGATGTTCTCGGCTTCGGGGTTCACGCGCCAGTATTTGCCAGCGGCGTGGATCGCATCGACATCATCCGGCAGCGCCTCGATCATGCCGGGCGGCTGCTTGAAGAACGTCCACTTGTATTTGCCCTTGACGGTTTCCTTCTCGGACAGCCGATGCCACCAGTGGTCCGAGTCCATCGGGTTGGTATCGGCCCAGATGCCGCGCCACGGTGCACCGCCGTTCGCCTTGGTCGGGAAGCGACCGACTCGGTGTGTCAGTCCCTGCACGACGGCCAGCGGCAGTTCGCGGGCTTCGTTGACCCATGCCCCCGTCAGTTCCAGCGACAGCAGCTTGCGCACGTCTTTGGGCTGGTCGAGGGCAAGGAAGATCACTTCGCAGTCGAGGCCGGGAATGCCGTCGCGGCTGGGAAGCTTCAGATGATGCGTGATCGGGGGCGACCAGCGCATCGGACCCCACACGTTCTCGGGGAAGATCTCCGTCCACGTCTTGATCGTGGTCGTGCGCAGTTCGGGATAGGAGTTTCGTACTACGACGAAACGCGAATACCGGATGTTGTCGATGGGGCTGGGCGGCTGCTTGATCGCCCGCAGAATCACTTCCGACGCACAGGCATAGGACTTCCCGCTGCCGACCGGACCCATCAGTCCTCGGAAGAAGGAATCGTCGTGCAGGAAATCCCAGACGGTAGGGCTTTGCGAGAAGTCGAAGTTCAGGCTGCCGAGAGCTTCGTGATCGACATCACGCTTCTTGGCCGTAGCGCCCTTAGCCCGCATCTTCCTCGTCCTTCTCTTCGACCTTGTATGTCGTGACCGGGGCACCCGGCCCGTGCAGATTGATGCCGATGATGGACGGGCGGTTCGAGTCGTCCGTTGCTTCCATCAGACCGTGATGCTTGGCGAGCAACCGCAGCGCGGCGATCTTGTCGTGCATCTCCACTTCGATGGAGTTCTGCCCGTCCCGGTTCGGCGTGACCTTCACCTTCTTGATGGCCCGGCGCACATGATCGGGCAACTGGTCGGTCGCCGTCAAATACACGTTCCCCGCAGAGTCCCATTGCAGGATGTCCGTAACCTTGGACCCACCCAGCAACTCCAACTCTCCGAGAACCGCAGCCCGTTTATCCACATCTCCGGACGTTATCTCACGACGCACTCGACGGACCGACTTCATGGGAATCCCTTATGCCGCCTCAGATCCAGACCCCAGCCGCAGTGTTGCAGAAATGCATCTACGACCTTTCCCTATCTTGACAAAAAAAGTGATTCGGCCAAAAGAGGGGGTGAGGGGGAGAGCGCAGACACTAACAGAACATCCGAGCGGTTGATAGATGGCTCGCTGATCTGCGCCAACCCGATCCAACGCAAAGGGGCTGCCGAGGGGTAGCTGCTGAACCATCGAGCCAAGCACGGCTGAGATGGTCATGGGATTCCGAAAAAAAGTTTAGGGATACACCCCGAACAGAGCGCGCGGGGGCGGGGGGGCAGGGGTGCCCGCGCGTGGCTGCGCGAGCGTGCGTGCTAGTGCGTGGGCGTGACGAGCGCGTGTAGGCGTGCGGGCGCGTGACCGCGACGCGCTACGTAGCCCGCGAGGCGCGCGACCATGGTGGTCTGCGGATCGGCACCGTCGAGGGATGCGAGGAAAGCGGGAGCATCGGAGCGAGCGAGAGAGAGATCGGCGAAAGCACCGTATCTTCCCAGCGCTCGGTTCCACATCGCAGCGATACCCTCTAGCTCCCGTTCGTTATGTCCTGCATCGCGCTGGTCCTTCAGGTTCTCCGCTGCCTTTGGTGACACCTCCGCAAGCTCTGCGATGTCGTCTCCCGGGTCCTGCCCGAGATTGATCGCACGGGCGTCCTTGACCTGTTCCCACTTTGGGATCGGCTCGTTGCCTCTCCACAAGACCTGATACCTGTTCGTGATCCATTTCGATTTTTGCCCCGGCCAATACTCACCCTTCAGCCGCCGGATGTAACCGTGCCGTTCGAGCCGTTCGATAGCAGCGCCCACGGCTCGTTCGCCCAGCCCCGTGATCCGCTGCATGGTGAGCTGCGTCGGCCAGCAAACGCCCGCGCCGTTCGTGTGCAAGCCCAAGGTTGCCAGCACCTTCACGTCATTGGCCGATAGCCGCCTGTCGCCGATCCATCGCCCCGGCATGACGCTCCATGAGCGCTGATCCAGAGGGCGGCCCTGATTTTTTTCATCGTGTGTTTTCATAGG